AGAATACACACTTTGAAAATTTAGTTCACTTATCGTTTGAAGCTAGGAAGAACGAGGTTGAGATAAAGAAACTACAAAGAGATATTAGAAAAGAAAAAGACCCATTAGAGAAAGAACTTAAACAAGTAGAGCTAGAAGAAAAACTATATGGTAAAGCACAAATGGAACTTGTTGCTAAACATAGAATGAGAGAAGTAGCCACTTGGTCTAAACTTAAAAAAGAGTTTCATGATGGCTCATTTGATGACAAAGATGTGAACACACACCAAGCTAAATCATACCTGTTAAGATTTCAAAGACAGAAAGAAACCATAACTCCTGGTACAACACAACCAGAAGTGTTTAACATATTAGGGCAACTAGAGGCTTTAGAAAAAGGATTGAAAGAAAAAACTTTGTCTTTAGATAGTAAGAAAACTAAAAAATTAAAATGAAATTCGACTTTGTTTATTTAGGTCAAACGGTTTTAAAATATCAGGTGCCTCTTGAAATATTTGTAGGTCTTAATGAAATCTATGAGAGACAAAAGAAACAATTACCGAAAGCTAACAAACAGTTAGTGGGTAAAATACAAGACGAAGTATCTTTATTTTACTCTGGTCCTAACAACGATAAGATGCATCAGCATTCTTTTTTACCACAAGACATACTTCAGTGGTTTGACTCTATATTTAATCACTATTTAACTTGGAATAAAATTGGTGAAAACTATAGATCTATAAATTCTATTTGGGTTAATGAGATGAAAGCTGGCGAATATAACCCTGTGCATATTCACCAAGGTAAAATGTATACAGGACTATCGTCTGTAATGATTTTAAAATTACCAAAAGAAACAGGCGTAGAATACTCAGCACCAGAAAAACCTATGAATGGTAGACTACAAATTATAGGTGCAGCTAATGGACAATTTTCTAAAACAGATTACTCACCTAACATGAAGATAGGTGACTTTTATGTTTTTCCTTATGACATGAGACACTGCGTTTATCCATTTAACGGAACTAAAGAAGTTAGGAGAACATTGGTTTGTAATGTGGATGTTGATTACAATCCCGTATCTTCAAGAACTGGACAAGGACAATTTGAATGATACCTAGAATGCCAAGATGGCAATCTTATGTTGCCACAACTACACAACCTATCTTTACACCTGAACAATGTAAAAAAATTATAGAGGCTGGTCATCAGTGTAAACCCGAAGAAGCAAAAGTGGGCGGTGGAGATAAAGGACAATATGATACAAAGAAACGAGTGACAACAATCTCTTGGATACCTTTTGATAAATTACCACAGATGTATAGAGTCATTGAAAATCAATTATCTATTGTAAATTTAAATCACTTTGGTTTTGATGGTATGAAACTTACAGAGCCTGCACAATTTACCGTATATCCTAAAAAAGGCTTTTATGATTGGCATATGGATTTAAATGCTTTTGGTGAAGAAGGTCAAAATCCAATTCGTAAAATATCCATGACTTGTTTATTATCAGACCCATCAGAGTTTACAGGTGGGGATTTATTGTTTCAAGAAATGGGTGATCAAAAACCATTACAATTAAAACAAGGGCAAGCTATATTTTTTGCATCATTTTTAAGACATAAAGTTGCGCCTGTAAAAAAAGGTGTAAGGAAATCTTTAGTGATGTGGTTTGGAGGGCCACCATTTAAATGAGTCAACTTCAAAGAAAAATACTATTTCCAACGGCTGTTTATTTTAAAGATATACCTAACTCTAAAGAACTTAATAAATATCTATTTAAAGAAATAAAGAAGTGGCGTAAAGCAGATCCTAAAGGAGAAACAAAAACTAACTCTGGTTTTGGTTGGCATAGCAAAACAGATATGGATAAAAGAAAAGAGTACAAACCTCTTATTGATGAATTATTTAAAATGGCTTACGAGTGTAATCAAGACTATGGTATTACAGGTAAATTAGGACTTGGTAATATGTGGGCTAATATTAATCCAACCTACAGTTACAATAAAACACATACACACCCCAACTCTATGTGGTCAGGTGTATACTATATTAAAGTTCCAAAAAATTCAGGCAAACTATTTTTAGAGGATCCTAGACCAGGACCAAATCAACATATGCCTAGAAGAGTAGATAATCTACCAGAACAACTATGGAGAGTATGTGCTTATGAGCCTATGGAAGGACGTATGATCTTTTTTCCATCTTGGCTTCCCCACGGTGTTGATATAAACATGAATACTGACAAAGGTGAAAAGAACTGGAGAATATCTGTATCTTATAATTTTATACAAATATGAGTTTTAAGAAAAATAAATATCAAGTTATACGTGGTGCTATATCCAAAGAGATAGCAGACATAGCTTATAGCTATCTACAAATATCTGCTGAAGCAGATCACTGGATGTTACAGAATGGTGTAACACATCCTGGAAATAAACTTATAGGTAATTTTAAAGATGAACAAGTTCCAAACTCTTATGCTAAATATGGCGATAGACTCATGGAGACACTGCTTGTTAAAACTATAGATGTGATGCAGAAGAAAACAGGACTTAAATTAGTGCCCACATATTCTTATTGTAGACTTTATAGAACAGGTAATATTCTTAAAAGGCATAAAGATAGACCTAGCTGTGAGATATCTACCACACTAAATCTAGGTGGAGATAACTGGTCCATATTTATCGATCCTACGGGGTCTGACAACGTCATAGACGAGTATAAAGGCATACATAAGCCTGGAGCACCCAAAGGTGTAAAAGTAGACCTAAAACCAGGAGATATGCTTATTTACTCTGGATGTGAATTAGAGCATTGGAGAGAGCCTTTTCAGGGCCAATTATGCGGTCAAGTATTCCTACACTATAATCATGCGGATGGGAGGTTTGCAAAGAGCAATTTGTATGATAAAAGACCTATGCTAGGAATAGTCAAATAACGTTGAATATAAACGCTATCTATTATAATCTGGAGGTCTATGGCGTTACAAAAAGTACAATTTTTACCAGGGTTCAATAAACAGCTAACTGCAACTCAAGCTGAGGGTCAGTGGATTGATGGTGACAATGTTAGATTTAGATACTCAACACCAGAAAAAATAGGTGGCTGGTCACAATTAGGTGAAAATAAATTAACAGGTGCAGCTAGAGCCATGCACCATATTGTTAATAAATCAGGTAATAAGTTTTCTATTATAGGAACTAACAGAATTTTATACGCATACTCAGGTGGTGTGTTCTATGACATACACCCGATTCGAGCAACCACAACTTTAACTAATGCTTTTTCAACCACAAATAATTCAGCGGTAGTTACAATAACATTTTCATCAGATCATAATCTTCAAGCAGGAGATATTATTTTATTAGATAATTTTTCTACCATCACTAATTCTAATTTTGGTGCATCTGATTTTGATGACAATAAGTTTATGGTAACTTCTGTAGAATCTTCAACAGCCATAACAATTACTATGTCATCAACAGAGGGTGGCTCTGGTGCAACGACCTCTGGTGGTATTAGAGTGCAAGCTTATTACAATGTTGGACCTGCGGGACAACTTCCTGGATTTGGTTGGAGTTTAGGTCAGTGGGGTGGAACTGTATCTGGTGAGGCTACAACAAGTTTGAACGGAGGTATCAACTCTTCAACAACGACAATTGTTTTATCTGATGCTTCTTTGTTTCCAACATCAGGAACAAGTTTTATTCAAATAGGAAATGAAGAAATTTCTTACACAGGTATATCAGGCAACACCCTAACAGGTGTAACAAGAGGAGTTAGAAATACTACGGCTGCATCTCACTCGAATGCAGACACTGTAATTAATTCTACAGACTATGTAGCGTGGGGCGAGGCTGCATCTGGTGACTTAGTTGTTGA